TAATTCAGCCACGCCACCCCGTCATCCCGCAGCACTCGCCGCACTTCCCGAAAGATGGCTACGATTCGCTCGATATGCTCTTGCGGCGTCTCCTCCAGGCCCAGGTTTGGGAACTCCCCGGCGGCCTGGTCCCCGGCGTACTTGCGCAGCCCCCAATAAGGCGGGGATGTGACGACGCAATGAACCGATCGATCGGGCAGAGGGATGCGAGCTGCATCAGCCTGGATCAGCATCTATTCGCTTCGGCCTTATAAATCAGCAGGCGATCAGACCGTTTGTTTCTAATGGCTGCAATCACAATCCCATTCACGAAGCTTGTTGCATAACAATAGCTTCTGCCTTCATCGGATATTCTGCCCATATCAATCACCTTTGCGACGTATTGAAGCACATCATTCATGGGCATATCGGTTCGATTGTCGATAATCAATCTCTCTCGCGGCATTTTTCTCCTCCGCACATCGGGCAATCAGCTATATCATCGGGGCCATACTTGCCGAGCCTTGCGCCGGGAAGATCGATGCCGCTTCCCATGCACCAGGGGCAACGTTCAATCGCCTCTTTTGAGCTGGTCAAGGAAGGATTCCTTGCCAGATTCGAGGCTTCCTCCATGCAGAATTTCCTGGGCCCAATCGATGAATCCGAGATTCGTTCTTTTGTAGAATCGTCCATCTTTTGACCTCGTGTTGATCCACTTCTGGAATGCGACGCGTATCGCGTCCTCGACCTTTTCATTTCCGAATTGATCGATGAGCGTCCAGATCTGCTCGATGCGATCGTATTCCTTTGGGGGGATTGCCATCATGCCGGTTGCGGATGCGAGGATCCGGATAATGTCGCCCTTGGAAGCAGGAGCAGCAGGAGCAGCAGGAGCAGCAGGCGTCACGCTTCGTGACACTTCCGTGACATCATCCGTCACGCTTCGTGACATCGGCTTTTCATGATCTTCAATTTGTTGGCCTCGCGCGTGCGCGTGCGCGCGCGCGTGATTCTCTTCTTCTCTTATCTTATCTATTCTTATCTTATCTACGCGTGACATTTCGTGACATTCATTTTCTTGAATATTGTTTCCGTTTATGTCGTCTTTTGTCACGCTTCGTGACACATCATCTGTCACGTTTCGTGACGGCTTCGTGACATCATCCGTCACGTTTCGTGACAGGGCCTCTTTCTTCCTTCTCTCGGCTTCGCGCTGGCGCCGCTTTCGCTCGGCTGCGCTCATGGGGCCTTGCCTCTTTTCGAAGTTCCTGACTTTCCATAGGCCCTCTTCCTGGCTTATGATCTCAAATTTCTGCAGCGCAAGGAGATCAGCTTCCAGCTTTGTCTGCTCCATCCTCAGCCGCCAGGACAGATCCTCGGTCGTCAGCAGAAGGCCGGCCATGTCCAATTCTCCAGCGACCAGGAATAGCTGCACCATGCGCCAGCATAGACGATCCGGCATCTTCCCTATCTTGGGATCGTCCAGCATTTCGTGATATAGCTTGATCCAGTATTTAGAGGCCATCGCCCGCCCGGGAATGCTTCTTGTCGCGCCTGGATGGCTCCCTGTTGATCAGGTGCCAAATATCGCGTGCGAGATAGTTATCGATGTTCGGATCCCAGGCTAGTTTCTTCTTCTTCCCCCGAATCAGCCAGAGCCCATTGCATATCTTTATCGCTGTCATTGGCATCCTCATCAAAAATAATAAGCCGGAGCCACAGGCTGCTTATCGCAAAGGATAGCGCCTCGGCCCGGCCTTTCTCGAGAACCTCACAGATGTCCGATAAGCGCCTAAGATCGGCCCCACTCATCGGCACGCGGATTATCCGCATTGATTATCTCTTGAGGCGCCTGTCGATCCAGAGCAGGAACAGGGATGCATGCTCACGGGCGAATTCGATCGCAAAGCGGAGAACTTCGCTGCGCGTCAGTCCGCTTGCCTTCGCAAGATCGCCCAGCATCGCCCGCTCCTTGCCCGATGCCCGAACGTGAAAGAACTTTGTCCTAGCCATGTTCACAGTATATAACGGCCCAGCCAGCTTGTCAACACCGGTTTGACTAATGCGCTAAGCTGGTGTAGAATACCTTTGCCCGTGTTCACGGAGGGGAGATGAACAATCTGTTCTATAAATGTCCCGATTGCCATATGCCGGTGATATCCCTGAGGCTCGTCGCCACGCATAAGGAGGTCCTTCTTGAGCCCGAGCCCATCAGCGTCTATCAGCTTTCCCCAAGCGGAGGCGCCCAGAAGATCCTAGCATATCAGCCCCACCAATGCCATAACGAAAAAGGAGAAGAGAAATGAGTATCGCATCTTATAAGGACCGTGAAGCCTGGCTCGAGGCCCGCAAGCTGGGCATCGGCGGCTCTGACGCAGGCGCCATCCTCGGCCTCAACCCCTACAAATCGGCCTATGATGTCTGGCTCGATAAGACTCGCCGCAGCGCTCCCTCCATGATCACCGCTGCAATGATGCGCGGCATCACTCTCGAGCCCGTCGCTGCTGAGCTGTATGCCGAAAAGACCGGCCGCCAGCTCCGGCGCCAGCCCCTCAAAAAGCACCCCGAATATCCGTTCATCATCGGCAACGTTGACCGCCAAATCCTGGCCGTTGGTGATGTCTCTTCAACCGGCGTGCTGGAGATCAAGTGCCCCGGCCTGCGCACGATGGCCAATATAAAGAACCGCGGGCTTCCCGACTACATGGTCGCCCAGATCATGCACTACCTGGCGGTCTATGGCTACGAATGGGGCAGCTTCGCCCTGTTCAACGCCGAAAATTGGGATATTTTCCACTTCGACATCGAGGCCGACCCCAAGCTGATCGAGCAAATCGTCCAGGCCGAGGTTGACTTCTGGAAATACGTCGAAAAAGATACGCCGCCGCCGACCGAACCCGTCGAAGCCATTGAAATGCCCGAGGTCGAAGGCGCCCTGATTTATGTCGATGGCGAGGAATGGATCAAAGCCGCCAAGGACTTCCAGGAAGCTCGCGAGCTTCGAGAGGCCGCCCAGGCGCTCGAAGATCAGGCCAAATCCCTCATCCGCGAGATGATGGATCAGCATGAATACGCCGCCATCGAAATCCCTGGCATGGCCCGCTTCTACTATCGCACTATGTCCGGCCGCGTGTCCTGGAAAAAGACAGCCGAAGCCATTGCTGCAGCCGCCCAGCTTCCCCTCGATGAATATAAGGTGATCGGCAAGGGCTACCGTCAATTCGCCCCATTCTTCATCAAGCCTTCGGAGGAATGACATGAGCGAACTGGTATCTCTGCCCGAAATGCGCGGGATCCTTGCACGCAAGCGGGATAATCTTTCCCACGTTCTGCCATCCTATATCGATGTCGATCGCTTCATCAATGTCGCCCTGATGATGCTCTCGCGCCGGCCCGATCTGGCGAAGGCCAGCCAGGCAAGCTTGATCCTCAGCATCAGCGAGGCCGGACGCCTGGGCCTGCATCCTGACGGTCGGGAGGCCACGATCATCGTCTATAAGGGCCAGGCCGTACTGATCCCGATGGTTCAGGGCATCATCAACCTCATGCTGCGATCGCCTGGCGTCTTGAAGATCGAGGCCCGCGCCGTTTTCGAGGGCGATGAGTTCTATTACGAATATGGAATTGCCCCGAAGCTGGTCCACCGGCCGGATCAGAGCGGCCATCGCGAAAATAGGGAGGTAACTCATGCCTACGCTATCATCTGGCGGCAGGGCACGGAGCCTACCTTCGAAGTGGTCCACAAGGATGAAATTGAACAGGCCCGGCTGACATCGAGGGCGCCTGATTCTCCAGCCTGGAAGGCTTGGTATTCGGAGATGGCCCGCAAGGTCGCCGTGAAGCGGCTCGCCAAATACCTTGATCTCAGCCCCGAGGCAAACCGCGTCATCGCCGCCGATCATCAGATAATGGGCGATGAGGACTGGGCGGATGTCCCTAATGGCCTGAGCGATGAATATGCCAATCTCTTGCTCAAGAGCCGGACGGAGGAAGGCATCGAGGATCTCCGGCGCAGGCTGGCAGGCGAGGATCAGGAACAGGAAGCAGAACCGGAGGCGGAACCAGAAGCCGAAACCGACGCGGCTATCGATGTCCCGCAAACGGAGCCCCAGGCGGAGCATGAACCGGAACCTGAGCCCGAGCCGCAACCTGCGCCGGAGTCCACCCATAAAAAGCCGCCACGGCTTATGAACCAATGGGAAGGCGATGTCGTCCAAGCGCTCATGGATACCGGGCTGGCCGAGGCCCGCACTCACGCCGTGAACTTGCTCAACCTCTCATGCTTCATCGAGCTGCCATACGGCCACTTGAATCCTGAAACCGCCGTCGCCTGGGCGCTGGCACGCAAGTATGCCAAGGAAAAGGACTCCAAGGGCGACTCTATCTCATGGTCCAAAACTGCCGATACCATCTATCCAACCTATGAACAGGAGGCGATTGACCTTCTGAGTGATCTCTGGTAATCTCTGCTTGAATCGGCCTGGGCTGGCCTGATGCCTGAAAGGATGCCCACAAGCCCCGTCGCGCATTCCCCCCATGCGCTATAGGACAGGCTGGCCCCATATCTCCCTCCTTTGCATCCCGGGAGGGAGATGTCTTTTAAAAGGCAAAGCCCCGGCTGCCACCGGGGCCTGCCCGCTTCAGGAGGAGAAGCTCTTACGCCAAGCGAACCACAGGGAAGATCACTTTCTTCATGAGCAATTCATAGATCACGACAGCCACACCCATGATGCCCGCGATGGAGCCAATGGGATCGGCCATGAATGAGGCATAGAAAAAGCCAAATGCCAGACCCACCGCGATCACAAAGAGAATGACCATCTTTACCTCGCCTGGGGGACTCCATCCCGCCTTCTCGAAAATAAATTTGAGAATTTGGGTGAGGATCGATGCCACCAGACCTACGACCAGCAGCATCTCAGGACTGAGCTCGAACATGACTGTATCCTCCTTTTGGATAGTCTGCTCATCAGGCTCGGGCAAAAGCATAGCATGAGGCTTGCCGCCATGCAACATGAGATCTGCAACCAAACCGTTTTCGGGCATTGGCGTTTTCGTGGCAGGCGCAGCCGTTGATGTGCCGGTCGGGATCTTGGGGGGCGCCTGATCGAATGCCTGCCAGAAAGCATTATCCTCTGGATATTCGTCTCTCCAGACATTGCCTCGAGGGAACATTTGGCGGCTCGGCTGCCCCCCTAGCCAATCGATTGTCCCATTCCAGGAGACGCTGGGCGAGCGGAAGCCATCATATCCCCTCAATTCCATAGGAAAATCGCTTAGCGGGGCAGTTTTCAGCCGCCTGGCGGCTATGTAGGTCGCCAGGAAAGCCGGAATCTGGTCATCTGTGGGGCAAAGCATGATGCGCATGTTGCTGCCCTCGGGAAGCCGGCAGGGGAAATAGATGTCCTGCGCTGCCCTGGCAGGTGAGAACTGGCAGCCTGAATTGCAGAGAGCCTCTTCCTTGATCGAGGTTCGCTCGCCCCATCGATCATCCCAAATATGGCCCTCGTGCCGCGAATTCTTGAAGCCAAGCTCGGCCCGCAGGACGATAGTCCACATGATGTAGATGCGGTCGTTGATCGAATTCGGAGCCTCGCCCATCGCGATCCTGGTCAGCACCAGATCGTCCGGCTCACTCCACATGCAATCATGTGCAGATCCTCCGCAGTCGAAAGCATTCTCGATGCGAAAGAGATCGAAATATTCAAATCCAAGATATTCGGCTGCCGGCGGGATGGCTGTGGCCGTGGGGGTGGGCGTAGGTCTGTCTGCCCAGGCTGGCTGCGGCATAGAAAGCAAAAGGGCCATCATACACGCCAGCGCAATGACGGCCCTATGTGTTTTGCTCAGACTCTCGACTGCTCCTTGAGCCAGTCGGTCAAGAATTTCAGATTAGCATTCATCGAGGTTATGACGATGTTCATCTTTTCCCTCGCAGCCCTCGATTCGTCCCGCTGATTTTTCAGCTCATCGATCATCTCACGCTGCACTTTTGTGTTCTCGGCGAAACGATCTGCCAACTCATGAAAATCTGAATTGACGATCGCCTTGATGCTATCAACGTGCCCCTTCACGTCCTGCCTTGATTGGTCATGTATGCTTCGCGAGACAAGCTTCCCCGTATAGAGCAGCCAAAGGAAAATGCCCATGACGCCCATCACGCCGAAATTGCTCGCGACATTGATTATATCCACAAAGCTCATTCTTCAATCTCCCCGATTACCTTCTGCAGCTCATCCGCGATCTTTTCCAGGCGCGATCGTATCGATGGGCCTTCCGGCTCGATATGCTTTCTCCAGTAGGATTCAATCATTGTATTTGTATCAATTTTGGCGCTGAACCCCTCCTCATAATGATCAAGCCTTATCTGCCTGATGACCGGTTCTCCGAAATATCCGATGAGCGTGTCCGGCGGCGGGTCCGCCTCCCATAAATCATAAGAATATAGCTCGTGCGTGGGCATGGTATAAGGCTTGATGCGATAATCCCACCACCAGCCCGCGGAATAAATGAGCGGATCCTTATCCCATAGCTCCCTCGTCCTATGCAGACATGCGAGCATGCTCAGGATCGGCCGCTCGCCCCTCGGAGAATAGATATCCTCGCAGTCTATCGCAGGCGGAAGTTCCGCATATCCATTCAGCAGAAAGTGCTGCTCATATATCGAGCGCATCCATTCTGCCTGCTCGATTCCATCTTCAACGGGATCGCCCCGCTGCGGGCAGCGCCAGAAATGGAACGGCAGACGCGCCATGCCCCGATCTCCGGCCAGGCGCCATTGAAGCACAGGCTCCTCATAAGGTCCGCCGCGGACGGCTTCGCTGATCTTGATGCACGCGAAAACGAATCTGCCGTCAAAGGGGATTGTGCGCGTATAACGGCTGTCAAATCCATAGATCATGCTGGCCCAATCTCTCTCGCGACGGCCTGATATGCCTGCGATTCGCTCTGCAAATCCGACCCCCAAAGTACCACGATATTCGCGAAGGCGCCAAATTCCTTTTCCAAGCTCGACATCTTCATATGTTCTTCGGATCCCATTTCGCCGATATGCCAATACTCGCCATTCACCTCGAGGATTGTCTCCCTGGGCGCGGTGGTCCGAATCCAGAAATCCAAGATCTGCCCGCCGCGCACCCAATAGCCGCCCAGCACAGGCACCTGATATTCAAAGACATGCCCCAGGCGCATAAGAGCCTTCGCAACGAACCATTCCTCCTTGCTGGCGGGCATGACGCCCTGAATGGCGCCGATTGGCTCCTCGCCTCGGGGCACGGTGAAAATTGGCCGGCGATCTTGCGGGCGGAATTTCGCTGCCCGCCGCGTGGGGAAACGATAGCCTATACCTCGAAAATTCGCATTCGACACAAATAGCCTGCCTTATCCACCGCGTTCTCGATGTAAAGCGGGAACTGCTCGGGCGCGGAGATCACGACTTCCTTGTTGTCGAACGGCCCGCCCCTGTCCTCATGCTGCATCGTGAGCATCGTCCCCGAATTGGCCCATGTCTCGATTTGGCTGATCTTGGCTGCCGCCGTCAGCGCCTCGCCCTGACCGCCGAGCGTGGGGTCATCATCCCTGGCCCGGAACGTGACGGGATAGAAGAACTTTGTCGGCAGATGAATGATTTCCTCCAGTACAGAAGCCTTCAAGATCGGCGTCTTGGTTTCATCTGTAGTCCAGAATACATGCTTGAACTGGACGCGCTTACCCAATATTTGGCTGGTATCAAGGTCCTCCTCCTGAACTGGAGAGGTATCGAAGGTGGCGAATGCCTCTTTATATTGGCCGGCCGCATTCCAGCCTTCATCAATGGCCCATGAGCTCGTGATGTATTGCTCGTCGGCTGTTGCGCCATCAATGAACAGCTTGAGAGATCTGAAGGTTTTGGGCACATCCTTCAGATTGGCGTACATCCAGGATGTCTGCAGCATTCCCTGGAAGAAATACTTATACTGGCTGTCCTGCGTGGGATCCCGCGTTTCAGCCGCGATGGGCAGCCAGAGCACATGATCGCCCTCGCTCACCCAAAGGCGATCCGGCTTGCTGCCCGGGATGACCTGGAAATGAATCTGCCGGATGGGATTGTCGCTGTTATGAAGTCCCCGATAAAGGATGTGCCAGCCGTATCCGTTATGCACGATCACGCTTCCGAATGAGCCCGAGCCCCAGTCCGAGCCCGAAACAGCGACATAGATCCTGCCGGGATAGCTTTTGACATCATAGATCGGTCCCTGGTAGCCCGGCTGCAGGCCGTCATCCCTATCAGGACCTTTGTCATCAAGCTGATTGTTGTAATAGCGCTGCAGGCTGGTGAGCAGAGAGAACCAGAGATAGGCGCCGCTCACATCGCTTGCCCTGCCTGTAAACTCGGAGCGCACATTCATCATCTCGCGCAGCGGCATCTGCTGAATCTCGTCGCCCACCCTGCGGAATACTCCGCCTTCAGTAAAGATGATCAGATACTCCGGATCGAAGTAGCGCTCAAGGCCGGTGATGCGAATATCGGATGGCCCGATTTCTTTCTCGTGGCCGAAAGTAAGATTTGTCCCCCAGGATTTAGGATCTGCACGCGATATAGTTGTCACGGTGGCGCCGTTGTTGGCTTTGTGAACCTGGGCGCCGCCGCTGTCATGCACATATTTCAAGAACGTGGCCTTATTTGTTCCGTCGGACGAAAAGGTATTTGATCCCGCCTCATAATTGAAACGGATGATGTTCACGCTTTCGCCCTGGCAGAAATAGACGACATCCTTGACCACTTCGATATCGGTTATAGGGCCAGTCAGCCCGTGCCCGGTAATCTCGGTGAAATTATCATCCGCAACGATCACATATTCTGATGTTGCATCCGGATTCGTTTTCCAGGCCGGGCTCACGCTTATCTGCGTTCCGTCGTTATCTGTGATTTCCCGCCATTGGCCCGCGCCGGTATTGCCAACGATTTTTAGGATCTTGCCAATATGCTCATCGTTCGTCCAGGCTTTTGATGAATCGGTAAGAGTCGTGGCCGATCCTGCGCTCGCCTGCCCGCGGTCGCCGTTGATGAACAGCTTGGGCGCCCCCGCATAGCCTGAATAATCATAATCAGCGACGAAATAGAGCGCTCCCTTGTACTCGAAGAAGCGCGCGATCATTTGCTTGCCGCCGTACCAATCGGTGATCCAATAATACATATCGACCGAGGCCGCAGACCAGCTCGATCCATCGCTCGATTGCATACTATCGCCCGCGGCATCCCTGACGCCGACTTCCCAATGATCATCGGCGTCATCCGAGGCATCTCCCCGAACGACGATCCAATAATCGGTGGAGGCGCTGAGGATCTGCGTCGCGGCGAATTCCATCACGTGCAGCCAGGCGAGCCAGTCTCGATATATCCTTTCGGCAGATACGTCCTCCTGCTTATATACGGTTCCGCCTGGCTCACCTCCAGAATCATTGCGAAGCTCAATGCGCAGATCCCCGGGCGTGCCGATTTGCTTCAGCCAGACCATGATGCGCCGCGAATTGAAATTCGATGCCCCTACCGTGAACTTCCTGGCGATATAGCGCGTGCTTCCGGTAAGCGCCTGAAAGGTTGTGCTGCCAATCAGATCCCTGTATTCGTCTCGATAACCGCCGGCGATGGTCGGCTGCGGCCCAAGAAAAGCCTTGTTGGGCAGCATGGTATTGACCATATAGCCGTGCCAATATCGGGTTTTATCGTTGAAATCTAAGAGCCCACGCCCGCCAATCCAATTATCCTGCGCGTCTTTGTGGTAGGGATCCTCGAAGTCAGACCACTTCGTATCCCCCTCCTGAAAGCGGATGCCTGTCTGCTTGTACGGCCGACGCGAGATGCCCCGAGGATCGTCCCGGCCTTCGCTATCGCAGAGGACCAGGCCAATCTTTGTGCCGCTGGCATCCTCCAGCGTGATATGGTGCGTCTTGGTCTGACCGGATGCGCTCGGATCAACCATTATCGCGGGTTCCTATCTCCAGGATATCGGCTTGCGTAACGCGTTGAGCGGACTGGAAATAGCAGGCTTTTCCTGCCCTCTCGCTCGATGCCGTAAAGCATCTTCATTTCATTCAGCGCAGAGTTGTAATAGTTCAGAAGCTCATTGATATCCTTATCGCCTGAGCCTCCAGGCTGCTTCTTGCGCCAGAGAAGCAAGTTCAAGGCGGCCTGGTAGATCACCAGGTCCTTATGGATTGTCTCGGAGAGATTGTCGCTTGCGACGCGTAGCGCGCCATGATAGCCCACATAATCAATTCGGATTGTGTAGCCGCTGCCATAGCGGTCGGGAATGTAAATCTTGTCCGCCGTGCCGATCGCCGTCCGCTCGATGTCCCAGTCTGGAACGCGCACATAATCGGGATCATCTGCATCCTTCGAAGTCGCCACCAGCACATCCCGAATGTCCATGTTCAGCGCTGCGTCAGGCAGATCGTAGAGCGTCTGGCCGGAGACGGTGGTCAGGTTCTTATCCACAATGGGGATCGGCCCGAGCTTGGAGATGGCGCGGTTGATATGGCGGATGAGCTGATCGAGCGGATAGAGCGCCGTCGCCACGGCATACCAATCGCCAGACGCCACAGCCTGCGTGAGCGCATCTTGCAGCGTGATAGTATTGCTTGAATTCACGAAATCTGAAATGATCGAGAATTCGTTCTCCGGCGCCGAGCCCGTGCCAGCGGCATCCCTCAGAATCCAGGCCGCGCCCCCTTTCCAATGGTCATCCGCCTCGGTTCGCTGATCAGTATCGATAATCGTTGTCGTGCTTCCGCCGGTTGCATAGCCTTCTTCGACAACGCCCAATTCAGCGGCCAGGGCATGCGTCAGATCAAAGAGCGTCTCAGTCATTTCGCCTCCAGATCTTTACCGTCGCCAATTCTCCAACAAGAGAATAGCCTTTGCCGGTGAATCGGACAAGCGGATTGTCCGTCTCCACGATCCAATCGGCAGGGTTTCCCTTCCACATGCGCTTCATGGCCTTCACGCGTTCATGCGCGACTTCGCGTACCTCAATGTTCTCTGTCAGGCCATAATCGACAGGCTTGCCAGAGTATAGATATACGCAGGCCGAGAACATGCCATTCGACCAGAGCGAGCCTGGCTTATCTTTCAGCCATTCTCCCGCCACTCTGGCATCATGCACGGATTGATTTATCGAGGGGTAGAAGCGGAACCAGAGGTTACCAAGATAGAGCCCGCTTGTGAGCCAATCGATTGCCGTAAGAGCTAGAACCCATTCGGGCATCCCGATCGCCAGCGCGATCCACGGAACGATTGGCAGAAGATGATTGTTGCGGATCACTTTGCCCAGCGAGATCACGATCATGTAGATCACCGCCGGGATCCAGAAGATCAGGTCGCTCCTGCTCCAGACTGCCGCCACGGTCCAGGGCAGAAGATACAATAATGCAACCGCCGTGTACCAGGGCACCCAGGGGTACGACCATCCTTGCTTTCCCCTGGCGGCCGCGATGCGCATTGGGATAGTGACGCTGCTCTCCCATATCCATCGCCCGATCTCCCTTCGCTGCAAGAGCAGCCAGCAAATGGCCCCAATTGCCGCATAGATCGCCGCCGGCAGCCACCAGCCATAGATGATCACCATCGCCCCGAATGAAGGCAATAGCTTCGGCTCGAATAGAACGGCGGCCAGGGCCAACCCTGCCGCTAACCACGGCTGATTGGCAATCAAAAGCGACCCCAAAACTAGCAACGCTGGCACCTGGCCGACATTCCCGTGAAAAGCATAAAGCCACGCAGAGTTTATAAGCGTGGCGAATGCAAGCGCCTTCCAGAAATTACCCTGGAGGAGTAATACCAGGGTACTACCGGCGGCGCCAATGATGAAATGATGCGCGAATTTGATCCTTGCTATATCCCTTCCAACGATCTTCGAAAGCAACCAGAACCAGACATGGATCGCAGGTGTCTTACAGTCGGGAAAATCCCGGCCATACCAGCTTCCGCATATGGCAGGAAGATTGAAAAGCGCATAATCAGGATCCGCCGGCGCTTTCGCATATCGCCAGGCGATGACGCTAGTCGGAAATAGCGCCAGAAGGATCGCCAAGAGCATTCTCGAATTCCTTATCTCGCAGGGCTATCACGATATTCTGCACGGCCTGGTAAATCTTGCCCTCCTTTTCGAGAATGAGCGGAGCCTGATAGGCCTCTCTGGGGATGAGCCCAATGGCCTGAACCAAGCCGCGGAGATCCTGCAGCCGGAAGCATGAGCGGTGATATTCGTATTCGTTTTCCTGCGATCCATAGATGAAGCCCTGCAGGACAGGGTGCATTGCTTCCTGTGAGAGCTGAATTGCGGCCCATTCCATAGCAGGAACGGCAAGCCATAGCTCACCCCTGTCTGCAACGAGCGACTTCATGTTTTCCAGGGCCTTGAGCACCTTGTTGAAATCAATATGCTCGATCACATGGAAGGCCACGACCACATCGAACTCGCCATCGATGCCATCGAGATCGCCGCTGATGTCGGCCACGATGTCAGGCTCGCATTCCGGGTTGATGTCCAGCGTCACGATCTCTTTGAAATCCTCTGGCCTGATGCGATCTGGAATGGAGCCATTCTTGCCTGCCCCGATATTCAAGAGGCGCAAACGCCTAAGCTCCCTCATGCCTCATCTCCTTCGGCAAATGCTCCAGATATTCCCGGCGCCCGAAGCCATGCGGCTTGATGTGACTGCAGACGATGGTGGTGTCGAGCCAGGGCCGGAAGCCTACGCTCGATGCCAACTCGCAAAAATGATGGTCCTCCGTGCGGCCATATTCCAGCACGAAGAAGGGCCAGGCGCGATTGTCATCAGGCTCAACCTTCTTGATCGGCATGTGATAGTAGCCATTCTTCACATATGGATCGGCCCGCTTTGGCTCACGCTCATTGTAGATTGAATGCTTCCGCACGGGGAAAAGCGAGCCGTTCGGCCTTTGATAGACCTCATAGGCATCAATGATCGCCTCGAACACGCTGCGATGAATGAGCGTGCAGCCCATTCCCACGCTGTCAACCTGGACCAGAGCCCCCGGCGGATAGTTATAGAATGCGCTGTAAAGGCCATCGGGGTTGCGGATATAGGCAATTGGATTGAAGGGCTCGCGGGCCATGAAGTAAAGCCCGGCCACGAATTTCCGCTTCAGGCTGATTAGATGGCTGATGAAATTCTCCGGCGGCACCGTGTCATCATCCAGGAATAGCAGGAAGTCAGCGCCGCTATCCCAAAATGTATTCTCCAATGCGCCGCCAGCAGCCTTCGCCCCTACGATCGCAACACGATTCGCGTCCGTGCGCTCATTTCTGCGCTTTTCTTCGACGCTGCCAAAAACCACAGGGACGCCAACGCCGTGATTCTTAGCATGATCAGGCACGGCTGAGGATATGGCGAAGATTTTGCCTATCTCAAAGAGCCCCTTTTGGATTTCCTGATGCGTTATCCCCCACAGCTTCGCCCACCATGAATGCGATTGAAAGCCTGAACAGGCTATGCCGATATCGACTAATGGCTTTTTGGAGGCCATTATCGATCCTCGCTGACGAAGTAATTGTAAATCCTGGCTGCCCTGGAGGGGCCGATCCCGGGAACATTCTCGAGCTCCCCATCTTCGATCAGCGCCTCGACATGGCCGATTTCTGTATATCCCGCCGCCCTCAATCTCTCGGCGATGTTCTCTCCGAAAGCCGCAACGAGCGGATCCTCGGATTCTGGATCAGGCGCCATGCCTTGCGCTCGCAAGAATTCCTCCTTCGGCATTGGGATCACCGCATGCGGATTATCCGCGAGGATTTGCTGCAATTGAGCGGGCGTGATCTCGTATTCCTTATCCTGCTTCATTTCGAAATTGATGATGGCCCCATTCTTGTAGTTTTCCTTGCACAAGACACGCATCATAATCTCCCTTTCTCCCAATCTTCGCCTCTGCCGGTAAGGATATAGTATTCCCTCTGCTTCCTGCAAGAAGGACAAAGCGCTGATTTTGCCAACCCCTTCAGCAATTGCTGAAGCAATTCGCCATCCGGGTCGGAATCGATTGTCTGCAAATGGGAAACGACAACGGGCTTTCCGCATCGCCGGCAGCGAAGCACCGGCCGCGTTGAAAGAACGCTCATGCTAATCTCAATTTGAATAGGGGGGATCGCTCCCCCCTATCCACTAGCTCACGTTCGTCAGGGCTGCGTGCGCCTTGTCCTGCCGAAGCAGGAAGGTGAACTCGCCAATCACCTCGCCCTTCTGGTAGTCGCCGTCTTTTGCAAGAGGCTCCTGCGTGAAGGGGTAGTAGGTCAAGAAGCCCGCATGATCGGGATCAACGATCCAGATCTCGCTATCCGTGGCCCAACGATCAAGCGCCAGACTGACAAGCCCGTAGGGCGTCAGCACATCTTCGATGACCATACCAACGGTTGATTCCGCCCGCTCGATGCGGAGGAAGTTGGATGAGTCATAGAAATTCTTGATCTTTTGGAGGTTGGATGGAGAGCATAACGCAACCCAGGGGCCTGAACCGCCATCTTGATAGGCCGCTTTCACGGCATTCTCAAATTGCGATTGAGCCAGGGTTGCGCCGGAGACGAGGTTATCGGTGATGAAAGTGGAGAAGCCTCCGAATGCCCGCGGCGTGGTGGCCGAGCCCGCCTTTCGCTGACCGTAGTGAAGCTGACGCTCGATGAGGCGTCCGAGCGACGGAACCGCCTTCGCAGCCTGGTAATCGAATTCCTCTGCGATCCCATATTGCGAGAGCTGATTCTGCGTCCGGCTTACCTTGATCTCCTGGTGGAAGATCTGAGTGTAGTTGTAAGGCGCGGTGCGGTCGGTGAAGGCGAGATCATCGCTGTCATCGCCCTCCAGACGGGCCAAGCCGACGATTGTGATGGTCGAGTTGGATTGGTGAGTGGCCTGCGTGCCCCCATAATTGCGGGTCACGGTCACAAGATCGGTCGAAGTATTGACTGCGCTTACCCATACCTGCTCGCTATCAATAAGCAGGACATGGCCCTCCTGAAAGATAGAGGCATCCGCAACCGAAATCCCCGTGGTATCGCTGGTGCAGGATGTAGAAAGGGTTCCAGTCAGCGGAGGAAGCGTATCCTCGAGCCATTCGACCTTTGTGTGAGGCCAGTTCACCAGACGGAATTTGCTCATCGCACCATCGAGGCCCCCGAACAATTCCACGGCTGGAATGTCGGAAGGATCGATTAGCGAGATGGCATCCGTGATCGCCCTCTTATGCGGAGTGGTATCCGAGTAAGAGGTAAACGGTGAATCAACGGCCATGAGTTGATCTCCTTATGCGCGGAGATCAAATATCAAGGCCCTTCTTGCGGAATTCGAGCTTCAGGCCAACGATACTATTGACGTCTCCGCGCTTGATTTTTGCCAGCCTTGCTTTGTACTGCCGCATGAGTTCGTCTTGCCCTGAGGAGGATCCCGGAGGGCGACCTTCCGATCCCACGGCGGCAGCAGGTGTCACGCTCTCTTGCCGGCGTTTCTTCTCGATGAAATTATCAAGCGCCTGGAGCGCAGCCTGACCGCTCGGCCAGGGCTTATCGCCCCAAAGCTCTTGCAATTCATCATCCTCGATCACAACGCCTTGCAATCGAGCGCGACCTAGGCGAACCGCGATCTGGTCCTCTAAAGAACCTTGCTGCCCTTGCTCCTCGCTCGGCGTCGCGCCACCAACACCTTGCTTGGCCTTTCGCCGCTCAGCCAGAAGCGCATCGAGTTCCATCTCACGAATCGCTCGATCCTCATCGCCGCCGTACTCCTTGAGCTTGGCATTGAAGACCTTCAGGACTTGCGGATCTACGCCCGAGAATGCCTGTTCTACGGGTTGAAGCCGCTTATCCTTCAGCGATTGCACTTCCCGCTGCACCAGCTCGGGGATTGCCGCGATCTCCTCTTTGAGCGCGCGGATCTCCTCAAGGGCGTTCGCGGTGCCCTCCATTCCCGCCGAAGGTTGCTCGTCGCTCGAAGCTCCAGAAACTTTGGGGATTGGCGATCCCTGCGGTTCCTGCGGCTCCTCGCCGCTCTCCGGGTTTGTGGGGGTTGCCATTTCTTGCTCCTTATTCTAGGGCTGATAGTAGGGCTCTGTCAAGCCAGAAGGCACTTGCTCCTCAATTTGCATGGATTCCTCCATTCTCGCCAGAACCTCTCTCCAGCCTCCGATCCCAAGATTTGCCCCGATTTTATCCAGGTCCCTTTGGGTGATATCTGGAAGGGCCAGATCATTCTGATAATAATCCACGATCAAATTCATCATGCTTTCCCCGCCATGATCGACGATGATGCGGGTCCATTCACCCCATGTGTAAGAAGGCTCTGCGGCCTGGATCTGCTGCAGCTCCTCAATGCTGCCATAATTCGGCAGTTTATCAGGATCATCTTCGATGTATGGCGCCAGATCAGGATTGCGATACATGAAATCCCTGCGCCAATCCCAATATGCCTGCAACCCGGGGTTCTGCCTTAGAAACGCCCTGCGGGCATCGCCCTTTTCCAGCTTGAAGTAATCCTTTTGCAGATCATAATATTCAGGGAAGAAGCGGCGCCGGTAATCATAGAATGCCTCCATCCGCTTCGCAGTCATGCGATCTGTCAGCGGGATGGGCAGCGCGGTTGGGGCCAGGTTGCCGGGATCGCTGCCTCCAAGCATTCGCGTCCACATCGCCAGCACTTCCGGCGTGAGCGCGTCTGTTGAGCGCGTATTGGGATTCAAGAATAGCTCCTGGAACTGCGGGCCGAGCGCTTCTCGCGCCTCCCGCCTTCCAAGGCTATCAAGGCCATTATAGCGATCCCAAATCTGATCGACCAGGAATTGTTTCAATCGCGTCTCGGGATCATCGAATAACGCCAGGCGCGCCTCAAACTCTGGATGTTGCTCAAAGAAATCTTTGACGGCGGTAGCATCTCCCCGATCCCTTAGATTCAGCGCCTTATAGAACTGGTCATAGAGCTCGCGCAAATGCCGCTCGCCCTCAGGATAGGGTTTTGCCGGAATGCCTATCGTATTAGCCGCCCATGCAGCCGCCTCCATCTTGGCTGATCTCTTGCGAGCCTCCTCCCAGGCTGGCCCTTCATGATTTATCATCGCCTCTATAGCTTCATCAGCCGTGATAAGATTTTCGCCCGCCATCGTGCTAACTTCTCGTTCGATGCGGTAGCTCTCAAATTCATCGAAGGGCGCCAGGCCAATCGCTTTTCTCACATTGCCCCAAACATTATCATAGACACCCGGCTCAACCCCGAGTAGAACGGAAAGATTGCGGAGAGCTCTGGTATGCGGCAGCGGGGCAATCTTTTCCGGCCTCCCCCTTGCAATGTTCCATGCCATTTGCAGCGGCAGATGTGGCGAGGCGGAAAGGTTCATGAAGTCCATGATGTCGAAGCTCAGATTATCATCTTCGGCAAGAACCATCTGCCTTGCTCTCTGATATAGCGGGCTCGATGGATTGGCGAGCGCGGCCTTCTTCTCTTGCTCTGTGATCTGGCCTTGCTCAACCATGTCATCAAGCTTTCTTCGAATCCTGCTCTCCAGCCACATCTTGTTCTGCGCCATCCATTCGAAGGGTTGAGTGAATTGCTCAAAGGGCAAACCAAATGCCCTCAAAGGATCGATCCAGATCTCGCCAAACTCCTTAGGCGCAAACGGAATGGGCAATTTCACATGACCTCTCAGCCTGGATGGAAAGCCTCTATTTTCGCCCATCACGCTATTGAGGAAATGCCGGATTTTTATGAAACTGGAGAGCATCGCCGGCCTATCGATGGAGTGTAGCGCCCACCTCACGGCGCTATGCGTGAACCAGAAGTGGAAAGGCATCATGATGCCCATCCAATTGTCGATGTTGTATCGGCGGTTGTAATTCAAGAGAGCAGCATCGGAGAGGCCCTCGGCGATGCGGATCGAGGCCAGCTCGGCATCATTCATCTGCCCGGTGACATGCTGGAAATAGTTCATCACTTCTTGCTGCAAGTCCTCGGGCAGTCTTTCGAGGCGCAACGCAGGCCGATCGAGCATCGCGATGGTCTGCCGCTCCATTTCGTCCAGGATCGAGGAGCCTTTCTCGAACCATAACTCATCGGCGCCCAGCCCTACATACATCTGCTTGCCCACAACGCCATCGAAATCAGGAAGTGAAGGTACCTCCTCGCCAAACTCGATGCCTTTGAAAAGATCCTCGGCCCGAGGCGGCAGGCGCTCAAATTCAGCCGCAATCTCTGCGGGCGGCGCTTCGCCATTTATTGAAACCAATCGCGCGCCTCGCAGGCCATCATCGCTCAGGATTGCAGGCTGCTCGTGCGCATGCTGCATCAAGCCAGCATGAGTGCGATCAATTGCGAAAACATTCTCGATTGGCACTTCGACTTCATAGAGATCGCCTGGGTGCTGGCCCGCGATGCCGCCGTCGAAGCTCCAGATGGACCAATCGCCATTGCCCTGAAGGAGCCTCTGCCAGGATGGCAATCCGGGTTCGCCCTCAACGACCCGCCGGACGCCGATAAACTGCGCCCTGAAGGCTTCTTTAGCCTCGTCGGGTATCCTGGCCTCTATTTCGGCCAGCATCGCCTCTGCGTCGATGTCGCCCTTCAGGAAGCGGCCAATAGGCTCCTGCATCTCCTCTGTCAAATTGGGGACATTCTCGGCAAGCCATTGGCCCACGGCTTGATTGATAGGCTCAAGCTGAGGGGCTCGTGCGCGCGGCGCAGGTGCTCTTCCTTCAAGCCATTCTCTAGGCGTCACCGGCATTCCGGCGCGCTTCATCGCGGCCCGGATTTCATCTCTCGTAACGCCATATTCTTTATAGACCTGGCTTGCCTGCATTGAAGCGCCGCGGGAATATTTCTCTGCTTCTTGGCGGGCTTGAGCGCCCTCCAATCCTGGCGGGCCCCGATTTGCCTCAAGCAGATCGATCTTGGCCCGCAGCTCCCAGGCGAATGCCTCCGCCACCTCGTCGGGGAAGCCCAGATTTTTGATATCATCCGGCACGGGAACCCTTCCGAATGCGGCAGCACCGGCGGGACCTTCAGCAAGCGGCGGATAGACGGGCAGCCCGATCTCGGCTGTCGATGTCGAGCCCCTGAATGCGTACTGGGCATCGAGCGGCATAATCACCGCGACCGGCTTCCCCTCGGCATAGACGATCACGGGGCGATCGGGAGCCACCGTCACGAAAGTCAGATCTTTTCCATATCGCTTGACCGCCTCGTTATAGAAGCGGGCATTTATGAAGGTTGCAAGACTCCCATCCTCTGTAGCAAGAACAACGGTTGCATTCTTGGGATCAAAGGCCTCCTCGCCGAGGCTGATTACCATTGCCGGCCGGACAGATTTCAGATTATCTCCGTCCTTCAAGCTCTGATCGAGAACATCCTTTGCATTGGGATATTTGCCTTCAGCGATGAGTGCTTCCCATCTGCGCATCCGCTCGGCAGGATCTTCAATGGAGAAAATCTCGTCAATTTCTTTTCGGAAATTCCATACCCTATCATTCAGATCCCATTTCTTGGGTGGCTCTCCCTTGAACAAAACGATGCCATCAGTCCACCATACTTCGCCGTTGATGATCTGCGGCATATATCCATTAGAATCGCTCTTTTTCATCCGGTAGCGCGAGATTTGCCCAAAGCGTTCGGTATTCTCCTCGATGATTGGCGCAAGGCCGCGGAAGTTCTGGCTCAGCTCGATGCTCTTTTGGATATCGGGATATTCTGCAATGACTTCCGGCGGCACATATTTGCCCTCGCGCAGCGCCTCATCGACCAGCGATTTATGCCGATCAATCTCCCATCGCAAATTCAGGATTGCATCTCTGCGGGCGCTTCCACCTACAGCAACTCGACCTGCTTCATGATCTTCAAGTTTTTGCTGTAGCTGCGCTCTCGTATAGTGATAGGGCTCTTCCGGCTCCCAGGGCCGCGCCTCCATCGGCATCGTCCGCTGATCGGGCCTCTGCATATCGTATGTGCCAGCAGGCTGAACAAATTCCTCGATCGGCTCCCCGGCCGACCGTCCTCTCTGCGATCGATAAATCGTTACTGTGTCGCCTTCCGTAACATTTCTCAGAAAGGCTTGCGTCCTCTGTTGCGTGAGCCGGACTTCATCGAGCATCTCGGGATCTGAAAGCTGCCGCGCCAGATTGGCCTGATCCTCCGTTGTTGCGCCAATCCCAGGAAACTCTGAAAGCGTGCGCTCCAATGGCGTTCTCAGCGCCGGGTTCTCGGCGATTTGCTGCGCCCTTTCCTGCACGCGGCGCACGATCACGGGCACTTCAAGCTCCGCCCTTTGCGCTCTTGCTCGAGCATTTTGCAGGAAGAATTGAACCGCATTCTCATCGCCATCGAGCATGAGCTGGCCGTATTTCTCCATCTGATTTATGCGGGCCATATCCCGAATGCGGTTTTGGTGGAAATCGCGCCAGGCCTCATTGATGGTTCGCACATCTCGCAGGCCCCGGATGCTGCGCCGAAATTCGAGCACGTTTTCCATGTCCTGCCTGCGCATGGCGCGCACGATCCGGCGCCATTCAATCGCCGCATCCAGCATCTCGTCTTTCACGCTGATCGCTGAGCCCAGGAAAACCTCATCCATCTGCAGGTGCGCGGCCTCTGTGAGCTCGATCAGCTTATGATATTCGCCATCCAGCCTCTCATAGATGGCTGCGGCCGAAGCCATACGCTCGACATCATCGGAGAATTTGCCCTTCACAATTTGATCGAAGTGCTGGCTCCAGAGTTTATTTCTCAGATCGATGAAGCTCTGGCTTTCTCCGCGCAGCTTCTTGAAGCTGCCCATGAATTCATCGGGAACGGAGATGCCCCTTCTTTCGAGGCCGCGGACGATTCCCTTTCGCATGGCTTCTTCCATATCCCAATAGCGCGCCCATGCAATATCCGCCTCTTCCAGGAGAATCTTCCATGCCCGATCTTTCAGCACGGGGTCTGTCATCAGATTGATTTGCGCAATGCGTTCATCCAGCCGCATCATATGGGATTCATGGCGCGCATAGAGAGCATCGGAGATCTCGCCATAGATTGAGATTACGCCTCTCGGGCCATTGGCTTCGACTTTGGCGATCGATTCCTCGAGCATCGTAGGGATATGAGAGCGAAATGCCTCATCCAGATTTACCTGAACGATGTCGCGGATATCGTCATATGCACCCTGAATCTGATCTACATTGGGTCTGGCGGGCAATTCGGCCAGCCTCGCCCTTACCGCTTCCTGAACATCGAAGCCCACGATCTCGGGCATTTCCGTCACATCAAGGCCGAGCTCCTCTGCGGTGCGCCGGAATATCGTTTCAGCATTGAGCTGCAAATCCTCAAGCGCTGCAAGGGAATCAAAATCTTTAGGCTGCCTGGACGCAGCCGCGAGGTCCTCGATGATCCTTGGAAGCTCATCATCGTGTTCAGCGAGTCTGGCAGCCAGACTGGGCCTGAAATCATCCAGGCGGCTGAAAGCCTTCCCGGGCCGCCAGAGCTGATTCCATGCTTTCATATGCCCGATCATCATGGAGCGCTGCCGCGCCCATCTCTCCATCGCCGCCGACACCTGGCGGAAGCCCTTTATATTCCTGGTGAAATCAAGAAACTTCCGACCAAGCCTGGGTTGAGGCCCCCAAAGAGTTTGTCTGACAATCTGGCGACCTCTGATTAGCGCTTGCCGCTCGGCCTTTGTTGCCATGAATTCGCCGGCTTCCTCGAGCATATCCGGGCCAACGATGCCATAACCCTCGAACAATCGTGCCGGCTCGTAGCCATGCGAGCGGAAATAATCCTCAACCGTGAGGATGATCTTCCTGGTCGCGGGAATCTTTCGGCTTAGGAAATCCGGTAGGATAAGCCCATAAAGACCCCGCGCTACCATCGTCACTTCGTTGTTGAAGAAGTTCTGGATCGGATACTTAGGGTTGAAGCCGAGAAGGAGCAAGCTTTCGGCGGCCTTCAAATAATTAGCGCCCTTCTCCAGCCAACGCATTTCCTGTATTCCAAAATGCAGCTCGCCCAGCTTGGCCGCCGCCTCGACGACCTCATTCATCATGGCGGCTCGGAATAATTCGGGCGTATAGGGGATGATCTTGTCCGGAGTGCTTTTGAGCATGGCGCCGATCTCGACCAGATCATCGACTCCAAAGCGCCTTTGCCTGATGGCTTGCCGGAGAAGCCTCTGCGCTTCCGTGAGCTGGCCCGCTGCCGCCAATTCATCAAGCCTTTCTATCGCGGCTTTCAGGATTGCCTGTGCCTCATCGGCGCTCTCTCCAAGCCGCGTAACCATTTCGACCAGGTCCTCCCCGAGAAGACTGGCGAATGTACGCGCCCTGGCGACCAGCGGTTTCGTCTGCTGATATACAAGAAGAAGATCATCGATCTTGGAGCTTGCATAGCGATAGACAGCCTGTACATGCCTTCCAATGGGCGAGACGAACATATGCCCGAAGGTCTTGCCAAAGGCGCCCGCCGCAGCCCGTTTGAAGATTGCCACCATTCCCCTAGAGCCCTCTACCCCATCGGCCATTCTGAGCATAATGGAGAGATTGTTATAGACCGTATCTAGATATTCATTCACGCGGGCCGTGGCGCTCAAGGCAAGCGGGTTCAGCCGGAATCGCTTGGCCCCGAATGTTGGATGGAGAGGATCCCCGCCCGTGAGCGCGATGATAAATCGGCCGTAGCGAGGCATGTCCTTCAATTCATCCAGCCGGGAAACGATATCGTCCAGCGGCGCAAGCGCTTTTTGATATTCCGCTGCATCAGAGACGCCTGCTTTCGCCATATTCTTGACGTTTTCAACAATTTCTTCCACGCCCTCAACGGCCATCTTCTCGCCTATGCGGGCGATATCATCGGCGAAGCGGGCGAAATCATCGACCTGATCGACCAGCGATGCGGCCCGCTTCAATTCCTCGGCGGCCTGCATAACCTCTGGCGCGACCCTGTTGAAAAGCAGCGTTTGGCGAAGTGCATGAAGCCGCTCGACTGGCCGCAGATAGGGCATGATGTAATTCATCGGGTCCAGCGCGATCGCCATCAAGATCTCATTGATCTGGCCCCGGAAAGCGAGCGCACCGCTTCTCTCGATATATGCCGCATATGCAGTTTCGAGGTCGGCGCCATTGATAAGGTCCTGGCGCAGCTTGATTAATTCACTAAGTCCCGCCTCCTCGGGATCGTTTTGCCAATCTAAAAATGCCCTCCATTTCCTAGCGCTATCTTCGTAATACTCCTCGCCGAAAACGATGTCGATGCCGTAGCGCTCCATCCAGGCGCGCTCATAGGGGCCAATCTTGTCGGCCGCAAAGAAGGTGCCGTTCTTGATACGCTCCTCGAACACCTGCAGCAGCGGATAGGTCAATCTGAATCTTTTCCAGAATGGCGCTTCTTCAGGCGCTTCCTTGGCCTCTATTGCCGGCGCCCCGGCCGCAAACAATTTGAATAATGATGCCCATTCGTCATAGCCGATAGGCGCAGCCTGATAGAAATAATCTGATGCCTGCCATGCGGCCCATGCCTTGCGTTGAATTGGGCTCAGCGATTCCACCATTTCGGGATTTCGCCGCAATCTCCATCGAAGATCGGGGCGCCTATAGATCTCCATCGCCTCGGCGGTGCGCAGATCGGGATCATGCAAGTGTTGAGCCGCATAGCCCAAATGCCGCTCAAGTTCCATCCAGCTCCAATTGAGCGCATCTATCGCGCCCTTGCCGAGCCATTCAAGCGCCGGGCCGGCCACGGGAATATCGCCGATATTTTCAAGCAGCTTGGCTCCCCATTGGACGATCGGATAATCTGGAGCGCCAGCAAATCTTGAAATCCAGAGCCGCTCACGTTCGCTCAGCTCATCGTATCTGGAGAGATGCTCGGGCTGGCCTGTTAGAAAATTCTCATCCAGCCTGCGGAGGGCGTTCCAGTCTGTCGGCGTCCTGGGAAGCGTGATCTCTTTGCCGGACGGCATGCGCAGCACGCGTGGAGGCGTTGGCACTCGGATCTGGCCGCGGAAATACTCACGCCTTGCCGCAACCGCACGTTGAATGTTTTCAATCTTGCCCGGGAATTGAGCCGTTGGCCGCGGGAAACCTTCCTCTTGCGGCTCTTTTTCTTCCTCAGGTGCCTGCTGCTCGGGATTCTCGGTCATCAATATCTCCAATGGTGGAGGCCCCACGCCTGAGGCCTTGTCACATAGCCTCCGCCTCCGCCGCGTCTATAGCCTCTGCCTCCGCCTCCGCCTCCGCCGCCTCCGCTATAGGACGTCACCTCTTGAAGCTCATAGGGCCATTCGGGGTTATATCCCAAAGCAATGCGGTCCTCTTCAGTCAAGCCTATTGCGTTGCCCACTTCAGGCGACAGCATATTGGGAACCAGCTCAGGGTTGACAAGATTGCCCTCGGAATCGTATGCGCCGGTGAAATAGGTGCCGGTGCGCACGTCCCATCCGCCGAAAAGCGTCTGGGCAGTATAGCGGGCGGCATCGCCTATGCGGCCCTGTATCGAGCCGCCCTGTCTGCGAATGCTTTCCGCAGGTCCCGTATAGCGCTCGGATGGAGTTTGTGTGATCGCCGATGTCCCCCGATAGCTTTCAGATGGCGTCTGCGCAATGGCGCCAGCGCGACCCATCAATCCCGTTGGCCTGAGAGCTGCTGGGCTGCCCAATGTAGAAACGGTTACGCCCGCAAGCGGCGCGCCTCTCTGGGTAAGTTCTTTCATCATCGGCCGCGTCCAGGTGCCATAGGCGCCCTTGCGCTGGCGCGATGTTTCATATCTCTGCCTGGTCACGCCTCTTGGCGGCCGAGGCGTCTCAACCCTGGGGAGTATAGGGCGCCTGATACGGGGAATAGCCAGGCTGCTCTGCTTCAGGCCCGCTCGCTGCGCCTGCTCTGCGGTTTCCCTTGTCCAATATCCTCGCGCCATCTTGCAACTCGCTTTCGGGCAACAATCGCCCTGTGATCCTGCGATACTTCTCCGCAAGAAGCTCTTTCCGATGCCCAAGCATATCCTTCAGATAGCGAGCGATCAGATCGTCGTTCTGCTCATTTATCTCCTCGAGGGAAATGTCAAAATCTCTTTCCGTGAAGCCTAGCATCATGGCGCTCCTGGTATTTCTGCGGCCTGATTGCCGAGGCGATCCCTGCCCGTAGCACCCTCATATGTGGCGCCCTCGGGGCTGGCCTCGATCGGCGGGGTCATTGTGGATTCCATGCCTTCCATAGGCCCCTGCTCTGCGCCGAACTGCTCCTGCATTATCTCGAATTCGGGAGGAAGCTGGCCTGCGCCATCGCCGCCGCCGATATTCACCTGCTGCTGAGCCAGATTATTCTGAACAATCTGCTGGGCCATCTCGATCACATCGCGTTCATATTGGCCCGACGCCTCCGCCCTCATGCGCTCTAACTTGCCCGAGAAGTTTGCCAGATCCAATTGCCAGCGCTTCCATTCCCTGAATGCGCCCTCAGGATCCGAATCGCCCAGGAATTTGTAGATGCGCTGCGGAGAATAATTCAGCACTTCGGACATCACCCGGGCTGCTGTCACGCGCTGCACGCGATCTACTGGCACATCCGGCGTCAATTCCGTTTTCAGATAGATTGCCCGCGGATTGATCTTGTTTGCGTCGATCACATACTTCTTGATTTTCTTTTTCTCTCGATCGACTTCATAGCCCACTATATCATTGCCGGTATAGTGAGCTATCAGAAGCATGCGCTCATAATAGGCATCATAGAAGCGCTCAGCCACTTCTTTGAAATCGCCAAGCGAGGCGAGCGCAGTCTGCACCTGTAGATTGTAGGCGGCATAGGCTTCGACGCCTCCCATCGGCAAGCCTGTCACAAGAATCTCTGAAAGCGTGGTGCTATTAATGGCCTGCTCCAGCCGGTCAAAAGACTGCATCATGGATGGCTCGAGCCCATAATTCTGAATGCGGTGATATTCGGAGAATGGCCCCGGAGGAAGATCGAGCCTTCCACCCGGCTCAGTATGATCTACCCTCGTCCGATCAGCTCCCTTGAATACATGAATGGGCGCATTGGCTTCGGCCAGGGCCTTAGAATAATTGATTGTGCCCATGATATTCGCAATTGCCCAGAGCTCCGCTTGCCGGACGGAATAGAGCAAGGGCTTACGCTTATGCTCAGGCGCATCTTCGAAATCGATGCCGCCCGCGGCAGCTATGACTGGCAGGAATGGCGCCGGCTTGCCATCGATTTCCATCCAGGGCCTAGGCTCGAGGATCTCAATGCCCTCTTCCTCGATCACCGATTCGACATTTCCCTCGACCGCCCAAATATGCTGGCAGTCGTAATCGATGTAATTGAATTCGACATACTCCGCGCTCGCATGCGCGGGGTCATTTTCAATCTTCCCCCTGATCTCTCTGGCCCTATCGCCTCGCAATTGCACGATTTGTTCGGCAGTCCTGACGCTTGCGAAAAGAGCGCGTTCCGCCATGTAATCGGAATAATCGATATGAGCCATTTTGGGATGCACGACCCTCGAAGCCCAATCTCCATAACGAAGCGCCGCATTCTCGCGTGCTTGCCCGATATCGATGATCTTGAACTCAGTCGGAAGATGAATGAGATATCCGATGATTTCATGATAGAGAACGGACGAATACATGATCGAAGAACGGAACGCGGCCTTTCTTCGGGCCGCCTTCTCCTGTGCCCATTGCAGGGCCTTTTCCCATTTATTCGCCATCTCGATTGCGGCAATGCTCTCATCGCTATCCACGCCGGCCTGATCAAGGCAAGTAACCGGATTGATATAGAGGCGTTCATTGAGATTGGCAAAGGCCCGCACCGCGCCCCTCAAGGCATCATAGGGTTTGGTAGTGATAATAGGCCGCACCCATTCCAGATTGCGCAGCGCAGCGGGCAGCTTGTATGACAACCGCGACATACGCTCATAATCTTCCTGCGCCTCCCTAAGCTTCCTGTCACGCTCGATCAAATAATTGGCGATCTTTACGATATCCTGATGCGTTTTCTCAGCCATGTTTGCTCAGCTCCACCCACATATTCTTGTCTTCCCGCTTGCGCTTCTCGGACCATGCGCCATATGAATACGGCTCTTGCCTGGCATCGGCCTGCGTTTGTTCAAAAAGGACGCCCGCCGCGGCCAGACAATGAAATGTCGAATCCAGCGTATCATCATGTTCGCTATTCGGCCAATTGAGCCATTCATCCTTGAAGGCTCGCAGCCATTCGGTTTCATCTTCCGCGATCCAGACCCGGCGGAATTCGAAATAGGGCGCCATGATCTTCTCGATGCGATGCTCTTTCGATTTCCCCCTGGTGAAAGATGGGTAAAGCGGCAAATCCGTCTGCCGGACCAGGGTACTATAGAAGCTCCGGCCGCTGCCATCCATCTCGACGCCGATCGCAACCAGATATTGCCCGTACAGGTGCGCAAAGAACTTGACTTTCTGCTCGGCCTGGCCCTGATCCAGATGCCCCCGGAAGCCATCTATGATGACCAGGCGCCCATTCGGGAGCTGTCTGGCGAATGTGATTGATAAATAGTCAGGATCCTTCCCGATATCAGCGGTCGTAATCTCCGCGTAGTCTATTCCCATGAACACCGGCCAGGTTTGATTTATGTGATCATTAGGCATCTTGTGAAGCCAGCCGGCCTTCAGAACGGCACCCTCAGCCTGTTTCAAGCTCAGCATATACATCCTCGCAAAGCCTCTTGCCCCAACCTCGCGGTATTTCTCCTCGATCAGATCCCGATTGAATTTCTCCGGCCAGGTCAATATCGCCCAGTCCGCGAAATGCACAAAGCCATCTGCATCCTTGATCTCAATCCATTGCGCGCCCGGGGCGCCCTCCGGCACGATGCTCATCACAGGCGTTTCGATCACATGCCATATTCCCGTTTGTCTGACAAGTGCAAGAGCGTCCTTTCGCGTCCAGGGCGTTTGAGAGAATATCTTGTGCCGCGTGCCCTCCGTCATTGGAAATAGCGTATCGGTCACAATGCGATTCGTCTTGGCGCTCTCCCGATCTGATTCCGTGTTCTTATCGTCATTGATATCGTCCATGTTGAATACGCCGGTGGGATGCTTGCCGACGACAACCGCCGCCTTGTAGCTGGCTCCGAGCATGGTCGGGTCCTTATGCCGTTTTCGTTCCCAATCAGGCGCGCCCTGCACTCTCACATAATAGCCCTTCGCGCCCCATCCCTTTTCTTCGTCAGGGACAACATGCGGAAAGAATAGCTTCCATTCAGGCATCTTTGCAATCGTGTCGGCCACATTGCTCGCAAACTGTTCGGCGCTATCATCGCTTGCCTGCACCAGCAAATTCGATCTCTCCGGATGTAGTCCGATCTGATATTCCTGGAATGTCTCCGCCCAGGTGGTCTTTGTGGCGCCTCGGAAGGCCACATTGCAGAGGCGGCTTCCGCCGATTCCGTAAAACTCATCCGCCCAGGCCCTCACATGCCGCGGCATGATCATGCCCCGGCGGAATTGATAATAGAGATCGAAGCCGTCCACGGTGTCGGCCTTCACTTCCTCGTAGATGGCCTCGAATGCCCGATCACGCTTTTTGGCATCGCCGATCTTGTGCCAGGTCAGATAATCGAGCATCAAATCATGGGCACGGGTCATTTCTTTTTCTTCTTCCGCTGGCGCCGTAGCTTGGCCCTTGCCTTACGCAGATTCTTGCGCCTGATCTTATCCATCTCAGCCTTGCGAGCCTCCCGTGCTTCCTGCTTGATGCGGCCAATCTCCAGATTGATCATGCTGCTTATGCGCCGCTGCTCGGCCCTCTGCTGCTCGAGACGCTGCGCGGCGAGCTTTTGAGCAACCCTTTCCTGTGCTTGGTCCCGCAGGCTCGCGAGCTGCGCGGCCTCGGCCTCCCGGCGCTCGCGCTCGCGTACGGCCTCATTGAGACGTTCCATGCGCTCTTGGGCCGGAGATCGCCGCGGCTTGGGCACATGCGGAAGTTCGGGAAATTCATCCCTGCGGTAGCGCCTCCATACTGGATCAGGCCCCTTTGCAATACCTGGGATTTCCGCGACCAGCGCCTCAGCCACCGCCACGGGCTCCGAGATCAGCAGTAGGAGTGGATCGATCATGAAGCCAGGCGCATCTGTGATCGTAACCGCGTCGCTGGCGAAGATCTCAAGAATTCCGGGGATCACACGCTGCACGGTCGCGCTGTCGCCTACGCTGATCGTCTCAGCCTCGGAAACGCTCAAATCAGAGATGGTGGTTATCTGGACGCTTGGGGAATCGCCGACCGTGATCGCTTCTTGCTCAGAGACGCCGGGAATGGCGATCTCGGCTTGCGCCGCTTCGCCGACCGAGACGGCCTCTTGCTCCGAAAGACCTGGGATTGTGAGCGGAGAAACCGAGGCCGTATCGCCGACAGATACCGCTTCCTGCTCGGTCGGCAGATCAAGTCCTAGAAGCAGGGTCGGCGCATCTGTTACCGTAACCGCTTCGGATTCTGAGAGATCGGGAATTACGATCGGGCTTACTGAGGGCGTATCGGCAACGCTGACGCCATCGGAGACGTTGGGCTCCGGGCCGCCTGCGGCGGCGGTGTATTCAATGTGTAGCTTGCCGGGATTGCCGCCAGATTTATCATAACTGTCGTGGCGCACGAATTCGTTTGTGCCATTGTCGTTGACGGCAATGAACAAGAAACACATATCATTGCCGGACTCCCAGCCTTCGCGATCCACAATTTCTTGTACGATTGAAACAATCGATGGGGTCTGGTTGTAATCGTCATCCGCAGGCGTAGTGTCAATGAAAACGTTTGCGGTTGTCCTTGTCCGCCCATCAATATCTGCATCCGTGCTGAAATCCACCGCATCATCAACATCATTGCCATAGATAAAAGCATCATAGCCATTCAATACCGCATTTACATATAAGTCCAAATAGGCGGCGTCAATCGTGGCCCCTTGTGGCACCTCTACTGTCTGAAAGCGAAAACCCGCGTGCTGATAGCTTGGATTGGTTGCCTCGTGGTAAGAATAGCAATCAACGTTATCGCCGGTGAGATCGAAGCCTCCGTCGCCGGCCTCGTCTGCATCATCGGCGCTCGCAGCGATATCTTCTTCCAAGGTCGGGTCAAATATCAAATCGCCTGCGGGCAGGGCGGCGATCTGGTCAACCCTGGCACCAACGAGCAAGTAATAGTTGGTCCCGTCTTTCCAGATACGCTTCTTGAGCTGAACCGGAGGATTATCAAGCCAGGGGTCGCTTGAGGGCACTCTCAGCTCGGAGACAGGCAGAAATGCGAGCAGGTTATCCAGAGCATCTCGAAGCTCGATGCCGGGCGCGCCGTCATCATCAAAATCATCCTCGATGTTCTGGAGAATGCCATTTTTGACCCAGCGCGGTATCTGCGAGGGGTCGATGCGAAAGACAAATGCGAGATAAGTTTCATTTGCGGGAGTCGCCGGAGGGTGGTTGCTTGTGATCCAATTGCGAGCAGCCTCGCTGACGACAATCTCTTCCTTCAGCCTGCGTGGGTCCGCCTGCCATCTGACATCGACCGGCCCGCCAACAGAGGCGCTCCAGATATCATTCCAGGTGGATATGCAACGCGCAGGGATTGTCTCTCCCGTGGATGGCAGCTCAATCCTCTGCACCTGGCGGCTGAGATTCTGCCGGTCATAGTTTGGGGCACCAGCAATATCATCCCAGGATCTCGTCGGCCAATGGATATAGCCCATCCTGAGCAGTCTGAAAAGCAGCCATGCGGCGCCTTTTCTTCCGCCAAAGCCAACCCATCCATCGGTCGCCTTACCTGCGGGCTGCCCGAGGAAATAGTGCCAGCCATTGTTGATAATCCGCCAGCCATCATTTCCGCCGGCCAAAACACGCTGAGGTGTGAGATCTACCTGGGTGTCGTGAACGCCGCTATCGAGCTGCCCCTCATAATGCAGGGGCAGGCCCACAATCCCATCAATAGCAAACCGTGTAGGATCATCGCTATCTTGGAAGAGTTTGGAGTGACGCCTTCGTCCCTCCGGTACTTCAATCCATGCCATCACTCACATCCAAACCGATCCTTCAGCCCGATTTCTTCGCTCGCATGCACCTGGAGCGATTCGGGCATGCCGCATTCGCCAGGGAAATCAAAAACAATCGCCTGAATATCAGTCATGCCCTCCGCCAATGTCTGGCCGCATTTCCGGCAGACAAGCTTGTAGTATTTTTCTGCCGGGATCCAAATGATTTTTGCTTCATGGTTCATGGGAAAAGCTCTCCATTGGGTGAAATGTGCCTGCAGAAGATGTTCGTATCGACCAGGAAGGGGTATTTCTTCCGCTGATATTTGGGCCAGCCGGCCTTCTTGAAATAGCCGCCCTCGATGATGCGGCTGCACCAGGCCAGATCACTCGTTCCGTGCATGGTCTTGTAGTTGCCGGTTTCGGGATCCTGCCACATATCGCGCGGGAAATGAAACACCCGGCGGGTTTCTTGCCCGCGCACGATATAGGCTTCGCTATCCTCCCACAGGGCTTTCATGATGCTCATGTGGATCAGCAGGAAACCTGTCGGCACGCCATCTGCCCAGACAAGATCGCCTCGCTTCCATTTGGGGTAGTAGCCATTCCCGCGGCCCCTGAATATCAAGGGCTCGGAGGGCCTCGATTTGGTGTAATAAAGGCCCGATACAATCGGCGTGCCGCCGTCCATCATGTATTCATTCAGCCGCACGAAGGCATCGAGAGGCGGCAGCACATCATCCTCATAGAGCAGGAGCCATTCCGAATCCTGATCGATCGCATGCCTCACGATCAAATTCTGGGCATCGGCCACGAGGAAGCCGAGAGGCATGAAGCCCGGCATATTCTGCATGACACGCACTTCGGCCCAATTGACGGGCATGATCAGGCTGATACGGGCCTGATGCCACTCCATGCGAATCGTGCCGAGGGTCGGCGTGCCGATGCACAGGCGGCTATAGGGATTGGCGCCGCTTTTGAGTATGCCTAGGAACTCTTCGGGGGTCCCCACAGATCACGCTCCTTCTGCCATAAGTCGGGATCTTCGGAATGTTTGCGCAGCAGGACTTCAATAGACCATTGGGGATCGAAGCTCACGTAGCTGTAGTACCAGGGTTTAGGTTTATAGATGCCCCATAGGCCGCTGTGGTGCATGGGATCGAAATAGGCGAATGTCACTTCGCTGATGGCGTTGATATGGGTCGGATCCTGCGCGAAGCCGGGCGAAGTCCAATAGGGGGCCGAAATCATGAGCTCCCCGCCTGGCTTTGCGATCCTCCAGACCTCATCCATGAAGGCCATGAAGGGGAACCAGGTTCCAAGCGGCCCAACCGCCACGGGCGGGATATGCTCAACCAGATGGCTCGCCATGATGCGGATGGCGCATTCATCCGGCAGCGGCCAGGGATGCACATTCAGATCATGGATGATATCGACGCCAGGAAGGTCGCGAACATCTATGCCGACAAAGCCGGGCTGTTTATGCTCGCCGCAGCCGAGATCGAGCTGAATACCCGCCTTGTCCGCAATCCAATCCGCAACCTTGCCATCGCCTTTAGGAGAAGGTGATGTCATAGGTGTAGTTCACAGACTGATTCGTTGCCCAGGAGCTTGAGGCGAAGGTGGCGCCCGCAAAGATCGTGCCAGATTGAGTGTTCGACTGCTGGAAGAGGCCGATGTTGGCGATGTTTACCGTATCTGTGATATGGCTGTCTCCCGAGGCAAAGGTGCCGGTGAAGCGGACGGCGGTCGAGCCATTCGTGGCTGCGGCAACGGCGTCGCGGCTGGAGGCGTTGTGCCCAATCTCGCCCTCAAGCGTTGTATCACCTGCGCCAGGCTCGCCTCCGGTGCCAAGAGCAGCATGGCTTATCTGCTTAGAGTTCGCCAATGCACCCAATGCTCTCGCCAGATAGTCGCGAAATCCCTCATTCACGACGGCATTCTCGACGATACCGCTATCGCCGACGATCTTATCGTCCTCGGCAATCTGAAGGTGGAAAAAGCCCCGCACCTTCACGCCTGCTTCCATGTCCATGATCATCTCCTCTTACTTTTAGCCTTCTTGGTCGGCTTCTTGACTTCTCTTTCGAGCTTGGCGAGGCTCATTCCACGAAACATTCTCGGTTTCATCCCCCTCCTTCTGCGGCGGATCTCAGCCCGCATCGCTCGCTTCTGTTTGACAGTCCAAGGCATACCGGGGGCCTCCTTATCCTACTTCAAGAGCCAGACCAGCACGGCCATATCGGCCCGGCGGGCAGCCTCACGGGGATAGAAATTCCCATCCCAGTAAAGATCCATGCCCTCCTTCACGGCCTGCTCGATCCATTTCGCGCCCCAATAGCTCGCAGGGACATCCGGAATGACGCCCTGCGCATTGGGAGGCTTATACTTAGGCCCATGCTTGGCTCTCACGATCATGACCGCGATTTCCGCCCGCGTGAGCGTATCCCACGGCTTGAACTGATTGCCGCCGATGCCCACAACCCATCCCTCATCCCGCAGCTCCTTGATCGCAGAATAGGAATTCATGTGCGGGCTCACGTCCGCAAAATCCGGCTTAGACATAGTACACCCTCCGATCACGAAAACTAGCAACGCTATCCATAGTTTCTTCATCGGGAGCTCCCTCGCCCCCGGTATGCCCTAGGCCACCTTCACCATCATGAATTCCGGCGTCGAATTGCCATAAGAGACGATATCTAAGAAGCCTCCGCTATTTTGATAAACACGAAAACGAATATAATCGCCAACATCCAGCTTATATAGCGTTGAAATGAACTGCGCATGCCCTGTCCAATCTACACCCAAATTCGGGCCCCTCATGGCCGCTATGCTCGTAACCCCGTTCAAATCGATCTCAATGCTCCTTATCCCGCTTGTGTTCGCCTCCCAAATAATGTTGCCCGTTATCTGATAGATCCCCTTTTCCTTGCAGGTCAGCATATAGCCCTGAAGCGAGTTCCACATGCCCCCGGTGTCAAATCGCATCGCATTGAACGTGATCGGACTCCATTGGTCATTTGTAATCGTCTGGTCGATCGTCCGATATACGCGAACCGCAACGCCCTTATAAGGCCCAAACACCCGATCCATGAACTTGACCGGCCCCATGAACGTCCTTGGCCCCACCTCAGACATCATGAAACACTCCTGTAACCAAATTGAAACGATTTTGTAACAATTCTGTACTTACCATAACCCCACTCCGCCTCCCTCACCCAGTCGGCCGCCCCTCCCCAAACTCGTACTCCCCAGGTATCGCCCTGATCATCTCCCTCCACATCTCATCCGGCACCATCAATAACGGCGCCAACGCATTCACCGCTTGCCCTAGCCCCCTCCCTATTCCCCCTACCACCCGACCAATCGCCCCCGCCTCCTCCCCCACACCAGGCGGCCACAGCCTCGACGGATATTCCCTCACTACTTCCCCTCGCCTCCCCATTCGCTCCCCTATTTCCCCCGCCATAGGCAATACCTCCTCATACAATAACTGCGCCAATCCAAGCTCTATCCCTCGAGGTACCCGCTCCTCTATCAACCTCGCTAAATAATAAACCCTGTCCTCCCCCGCATCTCGCCACTCCGGACCCCTTCCCTCATTCAGCCTCAACCGCCGCTCACCATTCGCACTCGCAACATTCGCTACCCGCGGAAATCGACGCCGACCCGCCGCCACCCCCATCTTCCGCCTAAATCGCGTAAATCCCATCTCTCACCTTCCCCGGCTACGTGCGCTTTTGCGCGCAAGGGGACCCTCATATCCCACCCGACCACGTCTGGCGACGTGGGGGGTGGCCGGCCGACACTTCAAAACCTCGGTCACGGGCGCACCTGCGGCAGGGCAAACCTGCCAGCTGGGGGATCCGGCGCCACCCGGCAGGGCTCCAGGTCGAGGCGGGAGCTGGTCGCTGGCTGCGGGCGCCAAGAGATCGGCCGGCGGGGGGGATCCTGGGCAGCCGGCGCCACCTGGCGGGGGATCGGGCTCATGGGTGGCGCCGCTCCGCCATCGGCAAGGTTGCGATAATGGCTGATATCTTCACCATCAGGCATGTTTGTAACGAAATCGTAACGGAATTCATGCGCCATTGTCACCTTCAGCCTCGCTCCATTCGCCATCTATCACGCTGGGATCCTGCCCGGCCTCTCGCAACCGCTCCGCCAGGGCGCCAGCATAGGCCCCAGCGAGCTGACCGGAGATGTTGATCTGGATTACCGGGGCGCCGCCATCGACCGCTTGGCCTGCCCGTGGCATCAGCTCCGGCGCCGCTACCGTGATTACCAGTCGTTGCGCTGCCACCGCGTCCCGCAGGGGCTCATCGCCATCTAGCGATCTTTCGTACAGGTGGGCTATTCCGTATGCGATGGCGTCCGCTGGCTCCCTAGGCGGCCTGTTTAGGCCATCCTGAGCCCTTCTAACTGCGGCCTCTTGGATGCGCTCCAGCACTAGGCGCCTCTGCTTTTCCGTTCTAGCTTGTTGCATCTGCTTAGCGCGCGCTTCTATCACTTCTGGGGGATTATGTTTACTTAGGGGACCGGCCACGAATCGTTTAGTTTCATTGTCGAAAATGGCGCCATTCTTGCATAGGCGATATCGGCCTGGGGGATCCTGGAATTGAGGGGGGAGCTCTTGGGTTTCCATGATCAGATCATACACCAGCGGGGATGATCCCTGCAAGTTGTAATGGAATTGTAACGAAAATGAAACGTGTTTCCGTTGTATGATGGAGGCGTGGGTATCCGTTCAACGAGCGGGGAGGCTTTGCCATGCAAGGACAGGAACAGGTGTTGCCGGTTGCAGAGCGACCGGAGTACCAGCGCGCGCTTGCGGAGCTGCGCCAGGTATGGGAGCGACATAGTGGCGCCTGGCGGATCAGCTCAGAGCAAGAGGCGGCGGCGTATGCCATGCCGTTATTGGCGGGCGAGATCAAAGAGGGGCTATGGGTGTTGCTGCTTGATACTCGCAATCAGGTGTTGGGGATGCCGCGCATCTACTACGGTTCCGTCAATGGATCATTGATCCGGGTAGGCGAGATATTCCGGCCTGCGATCATGGCGGAGGCGGCGGCGATGATTGTATTCCACAATCACCCAAGCGGGGACCCTTCACCAAGTCCAGAGGACGTAGCGGTCACGCGTGCCATAGTGGAGGCTGGGAAGCTGCTTGATATCAGCGTGCTTGACCATATCATCATCGGCGCCGGGCAGTTCGTGAGCCTGAAGGCGCGGGGCCTGGGCTTCGACATATAGCAGAGATCGGAGGCGAAGATGCGGGGAGATCCGTATAAGACTCGAGCCAGATATGCTAGCGATTGTCCGCGGTGCGGGAAGCGCATTCGCAAGGGCGAGCCGATTATCTACTGGCCGTTGACGAGGCAGGCATATCACGAGGCATGCGGGGCCGACGACTTCCGCAGGTTCCAGGCGGAGGCACAAGACGAGGCGCTTTACTGCCGGTAGGGCGCCGGGGCGGGTGGGTGGGATCGGAGGGCATCCAATGAAGGCAGGGGATAAGGCATTCTTGAAGCGGGCAATCAAGAGCGTTAGACAAGGGGGGAGGCCAGAGCTGCAGCAGCCGCACCAAGGCCGGGGCTATATCATGGCAGCGGATGGGTATAGATTGCATGCGCTGCTAGGGGCCAGCGATCCAGAGGCCGGGCAATGGCCGGATGGGAGGGCAGAGGCAGCGCTTGAGTTCATCAGCGAATGCTTCACAGAATGCGTTGCATGGGGCGAGCTCAGTCCGTTCCATCTGCATAAGGCAGCCAGGCAGGCGGCGAAAGCTTTTAGGACATCGTGCGCGGTGCTGGCGTTCAATGGCAGCTTGGAGCTCATGGCGAGGAATGCGGACATCGGCGCTATGCACTTCAGGGCGCGGAATGGCCAGGCGTGGCCGCATGGGAAGCGGCGCCAGAATAGGCCGGTTCGCTATCGTCTGGAAATGGGCGAGGCTGAGCTTCCCATAGATCCGGGGTATTTGGCGGCCGCGTTGACGGGCTGGAAGGGCACGGCGCGTTTTTATGTTGGCCCCTTCTGCGTCTTGTTCGTGGGCGATGATCGCATTGCGCTGATCATGAGCTTGAGTCGGATGCCGGATTGGCATGAGAAGGGAGGCGGGAATGGAAAGCTATAGCAGCGGGAGGCCGAGGGTGCATAGGGACATGGAGTCGAAGCGCATAGCTGCAGCGATTGCGGAGTATGTGCACAAGCTTTCCGCCTTGATTAGGCCAGGCGATCGGGAATTCTTTGCTGGGCTGATCGCTGACCTGGCGGAAGAGCTGGCGATCCGGGCAGAGAAGAACGGAGGCGAGCAGCAATGAATGAGTGTATTGGGCAGACCGAGCAGGAAGGGCAGCAGAGGCGATATAGCCAACGCGACGAGTACCTATGGGCGAGCAATCTTGACCTTGTGGGCCTGGCCGATGAGATGGATTACTTCGGCACGGTCGAGACAATCGACGGGTGCATAGTCGAGCCGGACGGCGTATGCCCGCATGGGTATCGATCGCCGTTGAGGATCCTTGGCATCATCTAGGCCAGGATAGGGCGGGTGGGTGGGCAGTAGGAGGCAATAGATGAGCAGCAAGCCGCAACCTATTCCGTTGATCAAGGTTTGGAAGGATCCGGAGACGCGCCTCGAGGTTGAGGGCGAGGCCTTCCCCTACATGATCGATGCGCATGGGCCGGATGATCATGGCAACTTCAAATGTCTTGTGTTCTTTGGGCCAGGTCAGCAGCCGGTTGATCGCCTGGTACATGAGTCGGAGCTGAGGCGCATAGGCTGGCTTTAGAGTATCAAGGGCGGGTGGGTGGGCAGAGGGAGGCTAAAATGCATAATGGCTGGCGAAACTTCCAAACTTGGGCCGTATTCTTTTGGCTTACCAGCGATAGGCGCGACTTTCTCGCAGCCCTCGAGGCCGCGCAAAAGGGAACTGAAGCCCTGCGCGCCTTTGTCGAGGATCAAATGCTTGAGATTGAGAGGCCAGAGCAGAGCCTATCAAGATTGTTGGTGAGCAAGGCTGCGGAAGAAATCGATTATGGCACGCTGCATAACTTTTTTACTTCCTTGAGTGAGCTCAGCATATCATGCTGGCTGCAGCGGTTGCCGCAAGCGATTATCATGAAGGGAGACTGACATGCCAAGCTTAGAAACGATGCTGAATGCACTTGAGGCGATCATGAACGGGCCGAAGCTGGCCGATGGGCATATAAGCCAGCGCAGGGCGCGCCAGGCGGTCAGGATCAAGCGGCGCATCCGCAAGATGGGCCGGGCCTATCTAGTGGATCCATGCCCGGATTGCGGGACGCTTGGCGCCTACGAGCTCGACGGCTATTGCGGCGCGTGGGTCTGCAGCGAATGTGGCAACCATTGGGGCCTGGCGCGGTGCTACTGCGGCTGGTCGCGGAGCGGCGGAGATGGCCGGCGGGAGCTGATCGAGATGGGCGAGCGGATCGATCCATATGAGTTCTAAGCATAGGAGGGAATTGAAATGGGCACAAAATGGGTGGAGTTTTTCGTCAAGATCGAGGCTCCATGCCCGGCTTGCACGGGAAGGGGCTGGCAGGGGTTATTTACCTGCGAGGAGTGCGGCGCGCATGTTGCCGATCCCGTGCTGCATAATCATCCCGGCAAACTTCGGGACGATCGGCAGGCGTGCGATGCCTGCGATGGAACCGGCAGGGCTGAGCGATGGATTGGCCTTGAAACTCTGGCTTCCTGGCTTGATAGCGCGAGGGCCAAATGAGAATACGGCGATTGCTCAAGCTGGCCGTTAGGAGGATCCTGAGGCTTATGGGCTTCGTGACTCCATACGACTAGTCTTTCAAATCCCATCGCGTATCGCTGAGGAAGCGCTTGGCCGCCAGTCTAACTCTTGGGCTGGCGGCCTTGTCGTCTTTTAGCTTGCTCATGCTCGAGCGCACGCGAAGGAAGCGGTCGTACCATCCCGGCGAGCTGCGCTTGTTTTGGGTCAGGAAGCGGGCCAGGGAGCGAACGGAGTGCGTTTGGGTGGCGGGATCCGTCATCCAGGCGTTGAGCAGGTCCACGTAGTCGCCGGCGCCTTCGCAGTAGGGGATGAGCAGCCGGAAATGCGATCGGCCCAGGGAGGGGAATTCATCGATCACTTCCTGCGGGACGTATCGCGCGCAGTATTCCCAGTCGCGGATGGTGTTGGGCTCTTGCTTGGTCCAGTAGGCGACCGCAAGGCAGATTTGCCATCGGGTGAAGCGATCTTTGAGCTGGTCGTAGCGCTCGCTGACGTAGCGGCCTATGGCCCATTCAGATTGATCGATACTTTCAGCGAGTTGAATCAGGGCATCTTGATCATCGCCCGGCACGATCTCGGCATAATCTATGCGTTGATCTGTTCGAGCTTCCATCCGCCGCCTTGCCGATCTGGGATGCGGGTCGCCATGAACCAGCGGCACCAGGGGAAAACGGCTGCAGCAGCCCGCAGCTTGGCGCGGCTATCTCTGTATCCCTTTTGCTTGGAGGAGGCCTTGACTTCGACCAGCGTCAGGGTGCCGTCCTCGTGGATGTAGAGAAAGTCGGGGGTGTAGCGGCCTCCGGGCAGGTTGAATCCCAGCGGCTCATAGCGGGTAAGGATCACTTCGAGATCGAGCTCATTCTCGATTATGAACCGGCCCATGCTTGCCCATACAGCCTCGGCCCTGGAGCGATAGCGCGGCATGACAGCCTCGAGCATGGCTTTCGCAAGCAGATCGTCGCTCATAGAAGCCTATCCTGCCCTCCGAAAACGGCGTAAGCCCGGCGCAGGCGGCGCCTCATGGTCATGAGCAGCGTGATGGCCCGCTTGCGCTCTTCGCGGTAGGCCTCGAGGATATCCCCGAGGTCCCGGGCGATCCAGTATCCCTTTTTCCCAGCGGAAGCGCAAATGAGCGAGCCCTTATCGGTGTTGTTGCGGAGCCATTCGATATGGCGGCGCAGATCCCGGTCGCTGATATTGCGCTGGCCCTGGGGCATGTGCTGGATTACATAGCTGAGGAGCTGCCTTCGCGAGACGGGTTCGCCGCGCCGGGCATACAGGCGCTTGAGGATCAGGCTTCGGATGCGGTCGTCAGGATCGGTCACGGCGGCTAGAGCTCCAGCCTTTCGTCTATGTCGTCGAATTGCTGGCTGATTATGATGAGCCGTTTTCGGAAGTCTGCGATTTCCTGGGCGAGAGGCACAAGATCGTCCTCTATGGGCTCGGGTTCCGCCGTCTTTGGCATTGGCGGGGTAAGGACACTTTGCAATCTGGCCTCGAGCGTTGTCATTTGGGCTTCGATTGTGTCAATGATGTTGTTGAGGTACTTCAATTGGCTACGAACTTGCAATTCTCTCTCTGCTTGCTCGGACATCATTCGCTCCTTTCGTGAGCTTGTATGCCTTTCAAGCCGCCCTGCTCGATCCATTCATCAATTGCCTCTTGGCATCCCCAACAATCCCGGGGCGCCTGGTTGTATAGAAAATGGGCATAATCGAATAGCTGATGCTGATTTATGGCATCGGCGCGCATAGCGGCCAGCACTAGATCATTCGCTAGAATGGCAGCGAGGAATCCGCCCGGCGGGATGCCCTGCTCGATGTATCTCTGCATCCCTCCCCTCATATGCTGCGGCAATCTTGAATAGTCAATGCTCCTGGCTTTTGTCGCGTCCATCACTCATCCTCCCAAGACAACTATACAACCAACAATGAATAACGTCAGTGCAATGCCACCAAGCTCGCGCCTAACCTCAACGGGATTTGGTGCCCAATGCAAGGGCAGGAGCATCCCTGCTATTGCCACCAACATAGCCGCAACCAATAGCAGTACACCAAATTCGTCCATCACTCATCCTCCGCATATCCCGCCGCGGCGATGGCTTTTCGCAACCGTGTCAGCGGATAATAGTCTCCATCCATCATCTGGCAAAGATAGTGTGCCGCCGCCGCCACGGCTTCGAGCCTGGCGCGTGGACAGTCGTCGCCCTCGTGCCATGCAATAAGCTCGTCGAGCTCCTTGAGCAGCCGCTTGTTCTCGGCTTCGAGGGCGGCATAGTCATCCCACAGCGCCTTGTAATGGGTGGATAATCGCCCATCACTCACACTCTGCTTCAGCAAACAAAGTAAGTCCCTCACGCCCTGCGCCAGCTTAGGATTTTGTGGCTCAACCGCCTCCGCAAATGCCGCCGCCCCGGCTCGACAAGCGGACAGATACTCCCCGGCATCCAAGCGCAATACCAGATATTGAGCGCGCGGATCAATGGGCGAGCCGTCCGCATGCTCCACCTTATACTTTTGATATAATCCTTTCTCGTTCATCACTCATCCTCCCCGTGGTCAAAATCGTCGTAATCCCATGCCTGCTCGCTGAGATCTACTTCCCCATGATGCTTGCAAACACCCGTGACCTTTACCAATTCGCCTAGGCCATTGATCGTTCCCGTTATCTGGCCGACCCATCGCCCGCACTTGGGACAATTCCCCCGCCCTCCCCAGTAGTAATTATCGTGGCTCATTCATCCTCCCCATATCCCGCCGCGGCAAGCGCATTGAGCAGCGCGTCCGTATGCAGAATGTTTGTGCCGCAGACAACACAAAACACGCCACTCTCCTCAAGAGAGGGACAAAGGAGCTTCCGGGCCGCCCTCGCTACCGCCTCGAGCTTGGCATAATCCTTCAGCCGCACGAATTCTCCGGCAATGGCTTTGTTGTCATCGGTGTATGCCCAACGATAGATTTTCGGGCCTTTTCTCTCGACTTTTTCCATCACTCATTCTCCTGTGCGGCGAGGGTATTCATCTTGGCCCTGCGGCGATTTGCCCTGGCCCATGCCTTTGTTCCAATATGCCTGAACCTCTCTATCTCTTCATCTTGGCGCGGCCTCGCTGCCTGCGCCTCTTCCGTCATTTCGATGATTTGCCAACCCAGGCACACGGCCTCCCATGCAAGGATTGCCGAGCGCTCCAGGTTTTTATCCTTGAGCTGAGCGAGATCTTCGTGCAGACGAAATAGCCTCTCGCTCGGCCTCTCTTCCGGTTGCGACTTATCCATCACGCATCTTCCGGGCTGCCATACAGGATGTCCTGCAACCAACACCAATGGCGGGTCAGGCCCAGATCAACAACCCACTTAGGGATCACGTTCAGAACCTCGTCCACGATCAGGCCGTCCTTCCGCCACTCCTCCACGTGCTCCGGCTTGGCCCAGATGGGGAAAGACCATTCCTTGCGCCTACCGCGGATCGTTATCGCATAGCGCTTCACTCATCCTCCCATCTTGCCGCAATGCGGGCATGGGTAGGCGCGCGTTTCGCCCACCACGTACCAGCCCCGGCCGTGCAGATGGTCGCCGTCATGCCAGATGCCGATGCTGCCCGATCCCGGATGATATTTGATCGGGCCTGCCCGGCAGAATGAGACATAGATAAAGCCTATGCCGGCGCAGTTCTTGCATTCTTCGGCATTCGCTGATTGCGCAATGACCTTGATGAATGCCGCCTTGCCGCTCCGCTCGCAGATCTCGATATCTTGCTCCGCATCCGCGGGCAGGTAGGGCGTGATGTATTGGGGCTCGGTTGCCTCGGGCAGCGCAATCTTTTTAGGTTTCATTCATTTTTCTCCTGCGAAGAGCGGTAGTCCCTCCAGGGCATTTCTTGGCGACCCGAGGCCGGTTCTAACTTTGGCCTGCTCGTCCAGATAAGGCCGGCTGATGTCGAGGCCGATTGCTCGACGAAGCAATTGCTTGGCGACCATCACGGTTGTGCCCGAGCCGACGAATGGATCCAGAACGATTCCCGGAATGGCTTCGTCTTTCGTGTGTGGATGCTCACAGCTTGGCTCATAAGCAATAACTTTGGATAGTTTTCGCCATTTGCTAGGCTGCTCAAATGATTTATCGCCGTCCTTGGCCTTTTGATCGGCGCCCGCAATATGCTTGCCGTCTCCGTGGATTATTTCGCAATCTTGATGAACGATTGGAGCCCATCCTGTGCCGCAAACTGGGCAGGTCCAGCGCGGGCAGGATGCTCGCATGAGTGGCGCTATAAGGTCTGGCGGGAATGTCGCATAGTGAGCGCCTCTATATGCCTTGGTTGGTATATCGATGACTGAGCGCGGGTTGCGGCCAGGGTTGCCATACTCATTCTTCCAGCCATACGGCGTTGTGAAGCCATCTTGGCGGCCGCCCACGTTGCGCACTCTGCGAGTTTTTCCGCCATCTCTGCCTCTGCGCTCATCTGCGAATGCCTTGCGCACGGCTTCTTGATTGCACCAGTATCCCATTTGCTTCACGAGCATAAAGACGTACTCATGCGCGCGGGTGTGGCGCCAAGAGCTGCGGCGAAGTGCGCCATCCTGCCAGCGCCATCCCGCCACGCTCTCCGGCATCGGGTTTCGCTTGTACCAGACCAAATCCTGGCGGACTATCCAGCCATCCTCTTGCAGGGCGATGGCGATGCGGTGCGGCATGAGCATGAGATTGCCTTGTCGTAATGGGTTGCGCGGCCCGGTGGTATTCCTCTCTATTCCCTTCCATCCTGGCCTATCAAATTCGCCTCCAGCGTTTTTATCGTGCCTGCCTATTTCGCCACTTCCGTAACAATCCCCATAATTCAGCCACGCCACCCCGTCATCCCGCAGCACTCGCCGCACTTCCCGAAAGATGGCTACGATTCGCTCGATATGCTCTTGCGGCGTCTCCTCCAGGCCCAGGTTTGGGAAC